GATCGATGGCTTGGCCGGGAGTATCGCCTAGTGCGGTCCTCGGCTTAACGGCGACGATCAACTCGCCTTCAAAATAATTGCGCGTCTGCGAATGCGAAACGAACTCGTCCGCAAGCGTCGTCCGGCACAAATAGGGTTTTGCCACGTTGACGGAATTGAGGAACCGCATGGATTCCGGATCGTATCCGCAGCAAACCAAATAGTCGTCCTTGATTTCCAGGACGCGCATAATCGCCACCCGGCTGACAATGCCTTCCTTGCGCAGGTCGGCATAGTCGCCGCGAATCGGATTATACGGCGGCTGTATTCCAAGACCAGGAGTTGGCCTTTTTCGCTTGCGGTACATGAATTAGGACTCATCCGCCACTTCTTGCGTGGAGATTTCCGTATAAATGGTGTGAATGAACGAGTTCGTGACCACTCCGGTCTGCGTGTTCACGCTGGAACTCTTGGTCACCGTCCATTTCGTCGGGCGGTCTGCCGTGGCCTTGGCGTTGTACGCCTGATAGAGCTTTTCCAGGATTGCCCATACGATCTTGCGAATGTCGCCGGTCGCGGCATCCGCTTCGGCCGCTGTCAGTTCCGGGAAGGAAGCGATGGGAACAGTAATATTCGTCCCGTCTTCGGACCAATTAGCAATCCAATCGGTGGGGACTGGGGAAAACGCCATAATCTATCTCCTTTGCGTTAGGGGGTCATCCATCCGCCGGCACTATCTCCCAGACCGGCGATCATTTGCGCCATATCGTGCCATGCGGGACTGATGTCCTCGCGTTTTTCCACAAAGGAATAAAGCCCGATAAGCAGTTTGTTCCGTTCGTCGAGTTGGTACGCCATAAGTTTGCGGTTTTCGTCGGCTACGCTCTTCCATCCTTCCAGGCGGGCCACCGACTCGTTCATCTTCTCGGCAATGGCACGGTGCTTGTGTTCGGCCAGGGTCGAGGAGTTCTGCATCCATTGGGCTGCGTACCGCTCTTTTCCCGCCAGGATGCCTTTTACCGCCTCTTGAAGCTGGCCGAGCAATGCGTCGCGCTCCACCATTGCCACCTTGGATATTTCCTGCTGCGAAGCGTGCTGCTTCTCGATTCCGGCAAGATGCTGGGCGGTCACTTGCTGTACCTGCTCCAAGAGCCGGTCGCGCTGCCCGGATTCCCATTGGATCATCGCTTGCGTGAGCTGCGCCAATCGCGCCGCCTCTTCCAGCAAACGCTGCCGCATGGCCTGCCCGACCTCGTAGAGCCGCGTTTTCAATTCCGCGTTTAGCCTGGTATTGGCGTCTTGAATCTGGTAGAGCGCGGTCTTTGCGCTCAAGGTCCGGTCGCGGACGCTTTGCAGCAGGCCGTACATCCCGACGATCTGCGCGGCCTGATACCGCAACACTTCCTGCCGAACGCCGTGCATCCGATCCTTGCCTTCGAGCGTTCCCTTGCGCATCGCCACTTGCTGCTCGTAGAGCTTGTGCTGGTTTTCCAGCTTCTCCCGATTCAGCCGGTCGTTGAGTGCTTGAATCTGCTCGTCGCGGTCCCTGGTGTTGCGCGCCGTAACGTCCGCCGCTACGCCGGAAGAGTAAAGTCCCCGATCCACGAGGTCTTGAATCTGCGTTGCCAGCGAGGCCGCAAATTGCTGGTTGATGCGCGCCAGTTCCGTCGTACCAAGTCCGGTAAGGAATGCCGTGGCCGTCGCCGCGTGCGCGCTGTAATCGGTCTCCAAGAGCGACAGCACCGCGTTGAAGTCGCTCACATGGGAACCCATTGCCGCAAGGCCGGTGGTCAACAGGGAGCTTACGTCGCCATCCACGCTGTTGTAATCCGCGCTGAGCGAAGCGATAATCGACGCGACTTCCGCTGAAATGTCCGCCAGGTATCCGGCGGCGGTCGCCAGCAAGCCGTTCAATTCCGCTTCCAGGCCGGAGTAGGCCGCTGCTAGCGCGGCGGTTTGCGCCTGTTGATCCGCCGTGAACGCAATAAGGGTAGCGTCGCTTTCGGATATCAGGGACGTTAGCTGAACCAGGTGCGTCGAGTAATTCGCGTCCAGCTCGGACAACTTTGCCGAGAAGTCCGCGAGGAACGTGGACAAATAGCCGGACTGCGCGGAAAGCAGGCTGCCGATGGTCCCGGCATTGGTATTGGCGTTGGTTTCCAACTGGGACAGCTTGGCGTTCATTTCCGTGAGCGCGGCGTTGGCGGTGCTGGCGTCCGCTACAAGCTGATTGGTATTCGCGCTAATGAGCGCATCGACCGCGCTCATGTAGGAATCCAGGTTGGCGATATACACTCCTGCCGCCGCGTTCTGCTCCGTTACCTGCGCCTCGAATTGGCTTTGCGAACTGGAAATCATTTCCGTCCAGTTGGCGACGACCTGGTTGTAGCGCAACTCGTTGGCGTCGCGGGCCTCGTTCGCCGCGGTGGTGAAGGAATTGCAAAGACTCAGCAGCACCTGCCACGGCTGCAATCCCTCCCTCCCAAGCGAGTAATACATGGTAGGAGGGGTCGTGGAATTATCCTGCGAAATGCCGGTAATCGTCCACCCTTGGGCGACGAGCCACCCCATTACCTCTTCGGGAACGCCCGTTACCGCTTGCGTGGTCCACCAGACCGAAAGCCACGGATTCTCGATGCGCGGCAAGTCGATCTGGCTCTGGTTCGGAGATACCGGTGGCACGACTGGAACGGTCATAACTTACTTCCTCCACTCTCCGCTCGGTTCGATTCCCACCGTGCAGCCTTCAAAGGCCCACGTTCCGCTCGACGACAGCCAGATAACCGCCCACATCGCGCCGACCCGCGGTCGCGCCGTTTGCGATCTTCCGGCGGACCAGCTTCCGCTGGCGCGAATGTAACTCGCGTAGGAAGTCCCCGCCAAGAACGCCTCGATGGCCGCTTTGCCGTTGACCGCCGCTTCCTCCGCCGTAGAGCCTGGAATGACGGCCCAATTGACCGTTGTGCTCCCTTGCGAGATTACGCCGTGGAGCGTTTGCATGATTCCCAGCGAATCCGGCCCGCCCAGGCGAAACGGCCCTAGGAGAACGTGGGAAGAACTCTTGGAAGTGTCGAACGGCCAATATGCGTTTCGCTCCGCGTCGTAATACCAATCCGTTCCCGTCTTATGGATATAAACCCCTCTATCGGAATGCTGGTAGGTGAGGGTGCAATTCGCATCGGTTACGCCCGTCAAATCCGCCGGGATCGTTTCTTCCGACAGGGCTTTCAATTCGCCGCCGTCGGCGTTTACCGAGTACAGTCCGAGAGAGGACAGGAAATAAACGGTATCGTGGGCTACGCACCACGCATTCGCGCCGACGATTCCAACCCTGTCCGAAACGCGCTGCCGCTGTCCGGTAAGCGGATCGCCGCGCTGAATCCACGTTTGGGTGGCCGTGAATCCAAGCAAGTAATGATCCTTGTGCGGAACCAACGCCACCACGCTCCCGCCCTGCTGTCCAGCTTCGGAAAACTGGAAGAGGGCGGGGCGCAGGAGGTCGGAAACATCCGCACTCATCGCGGTATCCATGCTGTTTCCCACGCGGGAAGCGGTAATCGCCCGGCCCGCGAAAGTCAGGGTCCGACCGCGATAGACGATTGCTGATGGTCGGCTTCCGGCGGAGATTCCCGCAAACGACCCGCCGCGCAGACGGGAAGTCAGGGAATCCTCGGCCCGGCAATTCATGGCCCAGGGTGTGCCGTAAGCCGCTCGGCGCGTTCCGTAGTCGGCATAGGCCGTTTGCCGGACAACGCCCGCTAACGGATAGTGCAGGTCCAGCGTCTTTTTCGGCATGGATACTCCATTGCATTACGCCAAGAGCGCATGGCCATAGGTGCGAAGAATGAACATCCCGGCGGTATAGGCCGCATCCGTGTCGCCGGTTCCGGCAACGAGGTAGTAGTAATAGTTCGCCGTGAGCGCGGGCGCGGTAACGACCGTAACCATGCCAGCCACCTGATCGCCGCCGTTGATTTTTTCCGCGCCGTTGGTAACGGCATTGTTATCGGCATTGGTCGCCGCCGATCCCTGATAAACGCTGAGGTCGTTATCTCCTCCTGCCGGAGTCTCAAGGCATACCAACTCCATCTTGTAGATGATCCCATTGGTGGCGACTACATTACGACCCATGTAGGCTGCACCTCCGGCGGCAAGTCCGATGACAGTATCCTGATTGTTTTTGCTTCTCAACCCCGTCAGGTCGAACTTGAACTCGGTGACGATCGTGCCGTTCTCCGTGCGGCGCGAAGTAACCGGCGCGGCAGCGGTCCCGATGAATCCTGCACCGTGCTCGGCGGAGACGGTCGGGGCGTTCAAGGTAGTTACGGTGGCGGTGGTCGCCGTCAACTGATCCACGGCTAAATCTTCCATCGCGGCATTCGTTCCTTCCTGGGCCAGCACGCGCCAATAGTAGGCGGAGCCGATCTTGAAGGACATGAAGGTTACGAAATCGCCAGCGTCGGCAAGGGTGATCGACGTGTCGCCGTCGGC